CGCAATTGTTTTCGACCCTGATAATGTGAATGATACTGTAGATAAAATAAAAACTGTAATGGAAGATGAGTTTGGTATTGATCACCCACCAGCTAAGAAAAAGGAGAAATAATATGTTACATAATTTTGAACTACCGCAAGAGCTACATTTTAATCCCGTACTACGGCCCATCGAACATGATGGTCTGATTGTACCAAAGTCTTTAGGACAGAAGATAGTTCGGGATGATACCAATCAAGTACTTGGTATTGTTAAATCTCGTTACACTCCACAACCATATGCTGCACTATGGGAGCCGTTGGTTGAGGGACTAGAAGAATCTGGTCTTGATCTAAATGATGCAGATATTAAATGGAACATCATGAACAATGGTGCTCGTATGTATGCCGATATCACTCTGAAGTCTTATAACTATGATAGGATTGTAGGAGAGAAGACCGCATTACAAATGAGGGTTCGCAATAGTGTTGATGGTACATTGAAGTATGATGTATCTGCCTTCATCAAGAGGCTATGGTGTTCCAATGGTTGCTCTCGTATTGCAGAGAATACTTCTGTAAAATTTAAACACACTGTTAGTACAGAACCAGAGAAGATTGGGCAAGTAGCAGCAACTTGGCCGGAAGTTTTAGAGGACGATGCACATCTCTTTAATCACATGCGAGGCATAGATGTACATAGAGATATAGTAATTAGATTTCTGGCTGCTAACCTGTGCCTCACTAAGACTAAAGTTAAGACTAAAGTAAATGAGAAAATGTTGGGGCGTATGCTATCTCTTTGGGATACATACAGTTCTTCCATTGGTAAAAATGGGTATGCATTGTATAATGTTCTTACTCATTATGGAACGCACGTTGATCCTGAAAGCCTTCGGGGGGCTGAAGTAGGTAACCGTGCGCTACGACAAGAGCAAGATGTTCAAGCCTTGGTGCGAGGTGAGGCATTTAAGGATATCATTAAGTATAATGATTTCCAAGGGCAGTTACAGTCCGTTGCCGCCTAAAGCTTTGTCGTAATGTATGGCAGGTGCGTGGGTTTTTGTTCTCCTCCATGCACCTGCCATTACTATTTTAAAAGGATATAAAAATGTTAATACAAGACTTTGGAAATTAGGAATAGAATTATGGCACACATGCATATGATAGAAGATGATTCCGGTGACGTTGTAGACGGTGAATACTTTTGCTCCGATTATTGTCATCAGGAAGCAGTTGGTGACCAATATAGAGGTTGGAATGGTTGTGTCGAGTTGGACTATACACAGACCTGCGAGAATATTGGTTGCAACAATATTTTAAACGGCATTATGGAAAGCCTTGCCAGTGTCTCCTGACCACTCTTATGTTAAGGTGGCGTGAAGAAATCGGGTAACTGGCACCTATTAATATAGCGGAGAATTAAAATGAATAAAGAACAGAAGGCTGCAGCAGCAGCTAGATTAAAGAAAGCAAGGGCAGAAAGGGCCAAGAAGATTCCTAACTATGGTAAAACTAATTTACATGAGAGCTTACATGATCTCCCGAAGGAACATAGGTTTCATCCTAATAAAATTAAACAATGGATTGACACACAAAAAGATTTAGCTGCTGTTGAACGTAAAGCAATAAGAGAAAAGATCAAAGGGGCTACTGCAAGACAGGCAAGTCATGAAGGATATGTAAAGCACATGCAAAGATATCTTAGAACAGGAGATTGGGTAGACGATTTCTATGGAGAGTACCAGCAGAATAAAGTTAAACATATTTGTTATGCACTAGCTTATGATAATGAAGGTATACCTAAGAGAACTGTAGGAACATACTATCCTGATCTAGGAAATGTTTACACACAACAAATGATGGAAGAAGAAAATGGAATCAGATATAATTACAATACAAGACGCCGTAGAAAAGTATAAGGATACACCAGAGTTTAAAATAAAACTAAGGTCCGACAAGACCCGCAATCAATATGCCTATCAACTACGTAGGCTCTGTGAAGCAGAGCTAGAGGGGGGTTCTATAGGTAGTATATGTATAGATACACTTAATGTAGCTAAATGTCAATGTATATATTGGCAGCTAATAGAAGATGTAGATACAAACGATGTACGGTTTGCAAATTATACAATGCAGATTGTGATTCGTGTGTGGAATGTATTAATTAAGTATGATTATCTAGATAAAAATCCTTGGGGATTTGTGGAAAAGAGTAAGGTTTCTCCACGTAATACTGTATGGCAATCAGAAGATTTTAAAATCTTTTTACAAACGGCATTCAGTATACCTAAATGGAGGAACATAGGTCTGTTAGTACGTATCAACGTAGAGATAGGCCAACGCATAGAAGATGTAAGGCTATCTCAATGGGATAACTATGATCTTAATGAAAAATTATATATGCGAGAGGTGATTCAGAAAACACATGAACGTATTCCTGGTATACCTTTATCTGATTCCTTAGTACAAATGCTACAAGAACAGAAGGAGGTCTATGAATTTCAAGAGTGGGTAGTACCTCATCCCTTTTTACTGGAGCCTTACAGTGAGCACAGTATCTCTCGTACCTTTAGAAAGATCATGAATACTGCTGGACTTTCTTCTCGTTTACAGTTAAGAGATATACGCCGCACGGTACTTACAGACTTGGCAAATCATGGGGCTACAGACACAGAGATAATGGCATACAGCGGACATAAAAGCAGAGAAAGTTTAATGCCCTATGTATGTATAAGTACAGAGCAAGCACGTAACGCCGCCAATAAAAGGAACTTTAGTATAGAGGACATTGAAGAATGGAAACGATACGAAAGAAGTTTAATGAGCACAGAACAACTTTTAAGTAAGGTTAAATTTAAAGATGAATGAACACATATAATAAAAGAGGAAAGAATGTGATTAATATTAAAAACTATATAGATGATATGAATTTACAGATGGAAGAGGGGTACAGAGGAGATTGCCCTATGTGTAATGGTAGAAATACTTTTACTGTTACCCGTAAAGTAGATGGCACTCTCTACAATTGCTATAAAGCAGGGTGTTCTATATCAGGTACTTCTCCTACTACTGTATCTGTAAATGATATGCTAAACAGAAAAGAAAAATCTATCTCTGCTAAATTTATTTTACCCAGCCACATTATCCCTGGAAGGGCAGAGGCAGCAACATGGGCAGAGAGCTATGGTTTAGATGCTATTAAAAATAATTTACATTATGATGTAAAAGAAAATAGAATTGTATTTCCTGTTATACACGATCATGAAATTGTGGATGCAACAGGCAGAGCCTTGGCGATAGGCCAGCTACCTAAGTGGAAAAGATATGGTAACAGTAGCTATGCCTATACCTCTGGCATAGGAGAGGTGGCGGTAGTAGTAGAGGACTGCATATCAGCAGCAGTTGTATCTACAGGTATATCTAATTGTGTGGGTATGGCACTGCTAGGCACAGCCTTGTTGCCTAATCATATAGCACAGTTAAAAGATTATAGGGGGGTTATAGTGGCGCTTGATCCAGATGCCGTAAAGAAAACTCTTCAGTTCACAGCAGAATTAAAAGGGGCGCTATATCATACTAACATTTTTGCACTGAAGCTAGAAGATGATTTGAAATACGCCAAGAAGTATGATATGGTTGATGTCAATAGTGTAGTATTAAAATTAACACAAGGAGAAATAGATGGAACTAGAACTGTTACGCACTCTGACCAATAGAGCATTTTATAATGCAAATAAAAACGTAGCTAAAGAAAGAATATTTAGAAGTAAAGAGACACGCAATATAAAGCAAACTATTGATAGGGCTATGTTAGATTATGAAAATAGTATTAATACTTCAGATATAAAAGCGTTGTTCTTGTCTCTTAATACATCATTAACAACAGCACAGAAAGATATTTATCAAAGTCTATTTCATAAAATGGAAACATGTTCCCCCTTGAATGAAGACATAGCACAAGATGTACTAAGAGAATTGAATAGAGAAGATGCTGCGAACGAGTTGATGGACGTAGCATTTAAAATGTCTAACGGAGAGGTTACATCTCTATATAAAATAGCAGAGTTCATTGATAGACGGGAAGAGGATTTCATGCCGTCCATTAAAGTACACTTTGAAAATATGGACATTACTGAACTACTTAAAAAGAATGAACTGAATTTTAAATGGAAGATTAATATACCTACAGTAGCACAGTTAGTGCCGGGAGTAAACAGGGGGCAGATTATTATTGGTGCAGCTAGACCTAACACAGGTAAGACTAGTAGCCATGCTTATCTGTGCGCTGGACCAAATGGTTTCGCACAGCAAGGAGCAAAGGTTATGGTTCTTGCTAATGAGGAAGACACAGGGCGAGTGTCTGCTAGATATTTAACAGCCGCTTGTTCTATGGATATAAAAGAAATAATTAAGGAGCGTAAGAAAGCAGAGGATTTATTTAATCCCATTAAAGATAATCTAAAAATTACAGATGCTACTGGCTGGGATTTAGATAGAGTAGAACGAGCAATTAAAGCATACGAACCCGACATAGTAGTAGCAGACATGGCAGACAAGTTTCAACCAGAGGGCAGGTACACTGCTCATCACGAACAACTGAAAGCTACCTATATTAGATTCAGAATTATAGCCAAGCAATACGGTTGCGTTATATTTGCTATGTCCCAACTTTCTGCTGAAGCAGAAGGAAAAGTATTTGTAAACATGTCAATGTTAGAGGGCAGCAAGACGGGCAAGGCTAGTGAGGCTGACGTACTGTTTTGCATTACTAAAACACCTATGGTAGAGGGGCAACAAGAGGAGGAAAGTCCTGAAAGACATTGGCTTGTATTAAAAAATAAACTTACTGGAAAACATGGGAGAGTTATAACCCTATTTGATCCAGAGACTGCAACATATAGTTCATAAAGGAATATAATATGAAACTAACAATAGATGTAGAAAATACAGCTACAAAATTACCTTCTGGTAAGGTGCTTCTTGATCCATTTATACCAGAGAATAAATTAGTTTTAGTATGTACAAAGAAAGATACGGGAGAGGAATCTTCCTTCTGGTTTGGGCATTCTACACATAGTATGGAGAATGCTAAAGAACTTTTACAGAAGCAACTTGATGAGGCCACTGTTCTTATATGTCATAATGCACAGCATGAGTTAGTGTGGTTGTGGGACACAGGATTTAAGTATGATAATGCTGTGTTTGATACCATGCTAGTAGAGTATTTGTTTCAACGTGCAATGAAACAACCCCTATCTTTACAGGCTGTGGCTGAACACTACGCTTTACAAAATCAAAAGATGGATACTCTATCCGACAATTTAAATAAAGGTATATCTGTAGATAATATAGATGGTGATCAGTTATTAGAATATTGTATGGCAGATGTACAGGCTACACAGGAATTAGCAGATCGCTTACGTAGAAAAATGTTTAGTAAAGAGTATGCATCTCTGCAAAATATAATCAGTCTTACCAACGAGTTATGTGTACTGTTAGCAAAAATATATTACAGAGGCTTCGCAGTTAATAAGCAAACCCTACTGCAAGTTAAGCAGGAATTTAAAAAAGAACAACAGGATATTAAACAGTCTCTTGATCAACAAACCCATGAGCTTATGGGCGACACCCCAATTAATCTGGCATCACCAGAACAATTAAGTATGGTTATATATAGTCGTAAGCCAAAAGATAAGGCTACATGGACAGATAACTTTTCAACATATATGAAAAAGAAAAACTTCACATCGACGGTAACTAGTAATACTAATATTGTATATAAAACTACAGCCATCCAGTGTAAGGCTTGTTTTGGTAGAGGATATAATTTAGCTACCAAGAAAGATGGTACTATAGGAAAAGCAAAACGTATTTGTAAGGCATGTAATCGTTCTGGAATATTGTATATTCCTAGTGATAAAATAGCAGGACTAAAATTTTCTCCACCCGCCTCAAGTTGGGTAGCTAATCATGGCTTCAGTACTAGTAAATCTAATATAGGAATATTAGAAGAGGTTGCTAAACGAAGAGACATGGATAAGGCTGAAAGTTTTTTATACAAAGTACGTAGGTTGTCTGCTTTGGATACCTATCTATCCTCTTTTGTAGAGGGCATAGAAACTTTCATGAAAGAGGACAGTAGATTACATGTTAGATTAATACAGCACAGAACCACAACGGGTAGGCTAGCTTCTGATTCCCCTAACTTACAGAACATGCCAAGAGGACAGACGTTTCCAATTAAGAAAGTATTCTATTCTCGTTGGGATAATGGGCAGATTATAGAAGCAGATTTCTCACAACTGGAATTTAGAGTGGCGGCTTTCCTGGGAAAGGATGAAGTTGCAAAGCAGGAAATCGCCACAGGGGTGGATGTTCATAGTTACACCGCTAAAATTATCACAGAATCTGGACAGAAAATTTCTAGACAAGAAGCAAAGGCACATACTTTTGCACCACTGTTTGGTGCTACAGGATTTGGTAGGACAACTGCAGAGGCAGCGTACTATAAACAATTCACTGATAAATACTATGGCATTGCTTCTTGGCATAGTAAACTTGCCAATGAAGTCATGTCTACAGGCATGGTTACTACTGTTACTGGTAGGCAGTTTGCATTTCCTAATGCACAACGCAGACAAAACGGTGGTATAACACATTTTACTGCAGTGAAAAATTATCCAGTACAATCTTTATCTACTGATGTAGTACAAACTCTACTATTATTGGTAGAACAAAAGATGCGTAGTGCTTATCTTAAAAGCTTGATTGTTAATAGCGTTCATGATAGTGTGGTGATAGATTGTTTTCCATCAGAAGAACAGAAGGTACTGGCCTGTGTTAAACAAGCAGAAGAAATTCTAGAGGATTCTTTATACCGCAGATTTGGTATACAGTTTGATATTCCTCTTGAATTAGAGTGTAAGATAGGAAAAAATTGGATGGAAATGCAAGATTGTTGTTGACATTTTTAGTAAAATGCGTATACTGGTGCAGTTATTTTCAACTAAAGAAAGGAAAAATTTATGGACACAGATATTATTTCTATGGATACTGCTAATTACGAAGCCCTTGCAGAGGCTATGGGCATACCACAAGAAGCTGCTACCCCTACATCTCGTTCGGATGCTATTTGTAGACTAAGGATATGGCATCGTTCAGTGATGGGGGCTGTTGAGACAGGCGGTAAGACCCGCCAGATGGAAGTAGTTCCTGGTGGAACCTATCGTTTTGACGATGGGTCAGGAGAGTTTAAATACTGTGAAGAGATTAACTTTCGTCCGTTTCTTCAGAGGTATAGGTATAATCGTTGGATGCCCTATGCTGCTCCTGATTCTTATGGACGTAAAGGTAAATACATTAAGTCTGTTTTTACACATGACTATAAAGTATTTAATAATACAGATATTATTGATGAAACAGGTGGGTTTAATTGTGGTCGTCCTTCTGGTTATATAAAAGATTGGAAAGATGTACCAGAAAAAACTCGCAAGCTAATCTCTGCTGTTAAAAGAGTTAGAGCTATCTTTGGTACAGTTTCTTTTACCTCTTATCTTACTGAAACAGGAGAAGTTGTGGAAACAGAGGGGGAAGCTATTCCAATTATCTGGGAAATAGAAAACAACGATGCCTTTAAAATCATGGGAAATGCCTTGGCTAAGTATAGAGAAACTGGACGGCTATTTCCACAGCATGATATTTCTTTAACTACAGATGGCTCACCAATGACTAATGGTAACATGTTATACCAGCCTGTTCCTGTTGTTAATATTACAAAGGAGATTAAGTTAGAGCAACCGAAGGATAGTGAAACTCTAATATATTTTCAAAATTGGGTGAATGGTTATAACAAATTCATTAAAGAATCTTATGATCAAAAAGCAAGTCTGCCGCCGTTTGCTGCAGAGGAAGCAAAGGTTGTTGATTCTTTTATTGATGTAGAATAAGGATATTATTATGGAAGTAGAACATCCTGTAGAATTTTTAGTACATACTTATCTTGACAATGTTCGTGAGGGTAAAGTTTCTATGTCTGAGGAAAATATACAAGGTGTTGTAAAGCATGTGGAAGCAGCAGTACGTAAACAATTTAATAAAGGAGAGACTAGAGGTTCCTTTCGTTTACGGGCAAGCAATATTGGTAGGGCTACTTGTCAACTTTGGTTTCAAAAGAACAGGCCCGAAGCTGCTACTCCACCTGCCTCTAATTTTTTACTGCGTATGATGATCGGAGATATTACCGAAGCTGTCTTTAAAGGAGTTCTTAAAGAGGCAGGGGCTACGTTTGAAGAGCCAGAAAAAATAGAGACTGAGATTGGTGATGAAAAAATCTCAGGAGAATATGATCTGGTGCTTGATAATAAGGTAGATGATATTAAATCTGCTAGTCCTTGGAGCTATAAAAATAAATGGTTGGACGGTGATCACGTAGAAAAGAATGACAGCTTTGGGTATATAGGACAGTTAGCTATATATTCTAAAGGTAAGGGTGTGGAACCGGGGGGATGGTGGGTTATCAACCATTCTTCTGGCGAGTTTAAATATGTAAAGTATACAAGTGATACACCTACTGTCATTAAAAAATTAGAACACACTGTAGAAAAACTAAAAGAAAATAAATTCCATAGATGTTATAGTCCGATTAAGGAAACCTTTTATGGAAAAGAAACTGGTAGCCATACTCTTAACACAGAGTGTAGGTTTTGTAATTTTAAGTATGCTTGTTGGGGTGATGCTTTGAAAGCCGAAACATCTAGAGTAAGTAAGGCTAAGGTAAAGCCCACAGTATTTTATATAGATATAAAGAAAGGAGATAATAATAATGAGTAGTAATGAAGAAACAAATGTATTTGAGGACATGTCAATTGAAGAGTTACAGGAAACTGTGCAAGAAATGTCTGTTCAATTGCGTGATGCTAAGGCAGCACTAAAAGGAAAAAGATTATCAGGAGTTCGCACTGCGCTAGACGCAAGGCGAGAAGCTGATGTAGAGTTACAAGAGGAATTAAAAAAGTTGGGGTATGCATACCGTAATACTGTATTTTCTGATCCCTTCTTTCGCAGGTTCTAACTTTATTTTTATTTAATAGGGGGGAACTTGCTTTCATCTGATGCGTACTAGTAACGAACGGTTTAAAAGCAATACCTTGCAACAATGGCTTTGGGGCGAAGATGTTTGATCTACATCATAGTAGTCCTCTGTTCACACAGCAATGAGGTAGGCGAGGGGCTAGTACGTTTCTGATGAAAGTAAGTTTCCCCCCTTTTATTTGGAGGATATTATACATGGCGAATTACAAACCTTTTGATAGAAATTTATATGCTCTTGCAGATGAAAAAGGAAAGGGCGTAGTGTCTTACTTATTAGAAAAAGAAGGACATAGTATTACAAGTACAAAAGAAAATTATAAGTGTGATATTATCACAGAAAAAGATGGCACGGTATATAATTCAGAGGTAGAAATTAAATTCTCTTGGAAGGAAATCTGGCCTGATTCATGGGAAGAGATACGTATTCCTTATAGGAAAAAGAAATTACTAAATAAAGAAAATCTTACGTTCTATGTACTGAGGGCAGACTGTAAGCAAGCATGGAAAATAGATGCAGATGTTCTTAGGAATACAGCCACAGTAAAAGAAGTAAGCAACAGGTATGTTAGAAAAGGGGAGAAATTTTTCCACATTCCTGTGAAACATGCTATGCTTATAGACATGCTTGATGTATAATAAAAAAGGATATCGTAAGGCAAGGTTGAAAGGGTTTCGTTCGGGCCTTGAACAGACGGTGGCGGCACAAATCACAAAAGAAAACCATGCTCTGCGATATGAAACTACTAAGATACAATGGGTAGATTTTTCTATTAGATCATATACCCCTGACTTTATTCTTGATAATGGTATAATACTAGAAGTAAAAGGATTTTGGGCTACTGCAGATAGAAGAAAACATACAGAGATTAGGAAACAACATGACACCTTAGATATAAGATTAGTTTTTGAAAACAGTAAAAGGAAAATAAGAAAGGGTTCTAAAACTACCTACGCCGCTTGGTGCGAAAAAAGAGATATACTATATTGCGATAGAGTAATTCCTATTACATGGTTGCAGGAAAGGCTAGTCTCTATGCCACCAAATATAATAACTGTTGAGAGGACAAAAGAGGATGACATTTTTAGATGATTATATAACACAAGATGACTTTGTTATTATTATAAGACCTGTAAAACAGGGCGCATTAGAAGAAGAAGAGGAAGAGGAGTGGGCAGGAGAAGTACAAGTATCTATAGTAGCAAATGTAGAGGAGACTTCTCTATCGGAAGAGGAGTTTAGTAACATGGTAGTACTGTGTAACTTTGCGGCTGCTGCCATACCAGCAACAGAAGAAAACGAACTCATAAGAGATTTAATACAGAGCTATGTTGAAAAGCATATGTTGCTGCCTGTTTCTGGTGAAATAGAAAAAATAGGAGCGTTAACTTTGGATTCTGAAACAGAAGGAAATGCATAATGGTAGAACAAGATTCGGTGTACGAAGATTTCTCACTAAGAAAGCCAAAGAAATTAGACAATGTATACAGCCCCCCGCATTATAATAAAAATAATTATGGTATAGAATGTATACAGGCCATTCGTGCTGCCCTTAGTGATGAAGAATTTAAAGGGTACTGTAAAGGCAACGTATTAAAATATACATGGAGAGAAGCCTATAAGAATAAAGCAGAAGACTTAGAGAAGGCGGCATGGTATCTAAATAAATTGATTGAGAGTATTAAAGAATGTCAGTAAGAGCAAGAGTATCCCTTCTATTGAAGGTAAATGATGAGGAGTTTCCTATGCCTGTTGATGGTGATCCTACAGAAGAATTAGAAGAAATGTTATTTGACGTATTAGAACATCTTGAAGGAACACAAGTTTTAAAACTGAATATAAAATGTACTGGAGGGCGAATAGATGACTGATTTAATGAGTGACTATCAAACAATAATAGCAATGTCTCGTTATGCTAGGTGGATAGAAAAAGATGCACGTAGAGAAATATGGGAGGAAACGGTAACAAGGCTATTAGATTTTTATAAATCTTTCTTAGTTAAAAATCATGGGCATTCTATGAAGAAGGAATTGTTCACTGATTTATATGTAGCTATTGTGGCAATGAAGGTGATGCCTTCTATGAGGGCTATGATGACCGCTGGACCGGCACTAGAGCGCAACCACATAGCCGCTTACAATTGCAGCTATCTTCCTGTGGATAGTCCAAGGTCTTTTGATGAGTGTTTATATATTCTTATGCACGGCACGGGTGTCGGGTTTAGTGTAGAGAGACAGTACGTTTCACAACTTCCTACAGTGCCAGATGAGTTTGAAGATAGTGAAACCACTATCATAGTTCAAGATTCAAAAGAAGGATGGCACAGGAGCTATAAAGAATTACTAAATTTATTGTATGCTGGTATGGTTCCTAAGTGGGACATGACCAAGGTGCGCCCCGCTGGAGCCAAACTAAAAACCTTTGGTGGTAGGGCAAGCGGCGCTGATCCCTTGCATAATCTTTTTATGTTTACCGTTAATATTTTTAAGAAATCTTCTGGTAGAAAATTATCTAGTATTGAATGCCACGACATTCTGTGTAAAATTGCTGATGTAGTTATTGTTGGCGGTGTTCGTAGGTCTGCTTTGATTAGCCTATCTAACTTATCTGATGACCGTATGCGTCATGCTAAGTCTGGCTCATGGTGGGAGACAGAACCACAAAGAGCATTGTCAAATAATAGTGTGTGCTATACAGAGAAACCAGACATAGGCACATTTATGCGAGAGTGGGTAGCTTTGTATGAAAGCAAGTCTGGTGAACGTGGTATTTTTAATAGGGTGTCTGCACAGAAGCAAGCGGCTAAGTACGATAGGAGAGAGGCAGACATTGATTATGGTACAAATCCATGTAGTGAGATTATATTGCGGCCCAAACAATTTTGTAATCTTTCAGAGGTAGTGGTTCGTGAAGATGATACAGTAAAAACATTACAAAGAAAGGTGGAGCTAGCTACTATATTAGGTACAATACAATCTTGTTTTACAGATTTTAAAAGTATAAGCAAACAATGGACCCGCAATACGGAAGAAGAAAGATTGCTTGGTGTATCCTTGACAGGTATCATGGACAACAAACTATTGTCTAATAAAACCAAGGATGATTTGCCCACGATCTTAAATGAACTAAGGTTGGTAGCAGTTAAAACAAACGAGAAGTGGTCTAAGATATTTAATATAGAACCTTCTGCTGCTATAACCTGCGTCAAGCCAAGTGGTACAGTCAGTCAGCTTGTTGATGCTGCTAGCGGTATTCATCCACGGCATAATCCCCATTACATAAGAACTATACGAGCCGATAAAAAAGACCCATTAACACAGTTCTTAATTGATCAGGGCTTTCCACATGAAGATGCGACAGAAAAACCAGATAGCTTAACTGTCCTGTCCTTCCCCTTTCAATCTCCAGCCGGGGCCATAACCAGAAAAGAAATCTCTGCTATAGAACACTTGACTTTGTGGCAGATATATGCTAAGTATTGGTGTGAACATAAGCCTTCTATTACTGTTAGTGTAAAAGAAAAGGAATGGTTGCAGGTGGCTAATTTTGTATACAATAACTTTGAAGATATGTCTGGTGTAAGTTTTCTTCCTATGTCAGAGCACTCGTACAAACAGGCCCCTTATCAGGACTGCAGTGAAAAAGAATACAAAGAACTGCTAAGTAAGATGCCAAAGGAAGTGGATTGGAAATTGTTCGATGATTATGAAAAAGAAGATTCAACTACAGGATCACAAGAACTTGCTTGCGTAGCAAATGTTTGTGAACTAGTTGACCTATGAAGAAGACCAGCACATTTATATCTAAGAAAAGGGTAACACGAAGACATAAACCTAAACATCTTAGACACAGAAAAAAGTTAGGACCAAAATCATCATGGAGAAACAAATGAAAAAAGATAGACAGCCTCCCCTTTCTATTCAGGTAGACAAAGGATACAAGGCTTTTCACAGAGGTAGAATTACAAACCCCTACAAGCAGGACACTGCATTCTATAAAGAGTGGGAGCGGGGATTTAATAAAGCTTACTTTGAAAACCTGAAGAAACTACATGCGGCTTGAACAAGAAGCAAGGGAATGGATACAAAAAAAGAGGGGCAGTAAGCCCCCCTTTCCTATTAAGTATGATGTTAAATTAATTATTATACTGATACATTTTTATATATTATATTGTCTTATTTTGCTTTAGGTTTTTTATATTGTAAAGCCGTGAGATAATCTTCTGTAACACTAAGACTTTTTCCAGTTGCTAGTTGGTATCTTTTTGCTATGGCTCTTCTTTTTGTGG